TTGGCTTGTCAGGAACGATGGCCAAGGCTCTAGACTTCCAGAAGATGATGTCTATGATGCAAGCCGTTCAGATGAACCCAATGCTGTTCCAGGCCTTTATGCAGAAATTCTCGCCGGAACGGGCCCTCATGTTCATCATGAACCGCCTGAACCTGAACCCAGAAGATCTGCAAAAGAGCCAAGAAGAGCTGAAGAACGCCGCTGAGGAGATGAAGCGTACTCAAGAGGCAGCCCAGATGCTCCAGCCTAACCAGCCTGGCCAATCGGCCCCTGGCGCTGAAGCGAAGGGAGGCCCGCCGCTAGGTGGCGGATCACAGGTCCCGGCTGAAGTGAACCAGCTCACCAATCCCAAGTCAGGACTGCCCCCAAATGCGTAAGAAAAAGCCAGTCAAGAAGAAGCCTGTCGCCGTGGTGCTTCTAGTCCACGACGAGACCTTGATGGAGCGCATTGTCAGATGGTTCGGAGGCCATCCTGTTAAAGTAAAGCCCTCCAAACGGAAGACTAAGGCCAAAGTGAGGCCAGTATGCCTCTAACCAAGAAGGGCCAGAAGATCTATGGCTCCATGCTCGACGAGTATGGACAACGAAGGGGTAAAGGCGTGTTCTACGCATCTAAGAATAAAGGCATCATCAAAGGCGTTGGTGGCGGCGAGAGACACATGCCCGTCATGCACGCTATAGAAGGAGCAGGAGGCGGCATGTCTGACAGCGAAAACCGCATGGTAAACCACAGGGGCCGCAGAATAGGCAATCATGGCCCTCCCAAGGCTACCAACGACGGCAAGGACCTTGGCAAGAACGCCAAGAACAAGATCAGCGGCCCTGCAGGCCTCCTTACCAAGCCGCAGAGCCCCAGTGCCCACTGTCAGAGCCCCAATAGGAAGGGATATAAGTGAGGAACGGCCACTCCGAAGAGACCCTTATAAGGGAGCTGATGCACAACGCTCAGGCCTCTGGAAACAGGGTCCTGGAACAGCGCATGGCCGATCTTACTGTGTGGTTCTACAACAACAGGAACCGCATTCCCAGAGATAACCTGGCCAGCAGGCAGGCCTTCCTCGAGAAGGCGTTCTGGACCCTGCTGGAGGTCAATGCCCTTCTGCTGGAGCGCAACCACGAGTTGGAGGCTATGAGAAAAGGCCGCTCTCGTCTATGGTTGCCCAGCGGCATAAAGGTTAGCGGGGACCAACAGTATGGTTAATAAATCTGCTCAGGACAGACAACTCAGACGAATGGACTCTATGGAGGCGGCCAGAGAAGCTTCGGTTGCTGCCTCTATAGTGATCCCCCTAATCAACACCCGGATAACCAACTACGTTCAGCAAATGGCGGGCCTCTACCGAGGAGGCCAGTTTACCCACGATCAGCTACTTGGCAAGGTCGCTGAGATAACAGCTATGCTGAACCTGATTGCCGATCTTGAGTCTACCCAGAGGATCGGAGACATAGCAGCGCAAAAGGAGTTTGGAGATGCCCCGCAAGCCTAAGCAGCCAACTCAGGGCGGCTTTCCCGAGGAAGGCGATGAATTTCCTCAGGAAGAGGAGGTAATTCCTCCTGCTCATGCGGCCGAAGAGAATGAAGAAGAGGAAGAACCCCCTCCAGAGCCCAGCCCAACTGAGACTCTGCAGCGCCAGATCGACCAAATGAAGGCCGATCACGCGAAGGAGATCGCTGATCTGAGGCGTAATCAGGCTCCGGCACAGCCGAAGGAGCCTAAGGAAGATAAGCCTAAGACGGACTACAAGAACCTGATCTTCACCGATCCAGAACAGGCGGTCTCTCTCATCAAGAGCGAGGCTGTTGCTGAGGCCGAAACCAAGCTCAGAGGCCAATACGAACGAGATCAGGGCCAAAGGAGGTTCTGGGAAGGTTTCTACGAAAAGAACAAGGACCTGAAGGAGGACAAGGACCTTGTAGAGCTGACATTGAACAGCAACTTGCCTACCTTAGCCAATATCCCCGTGGATGAGGCTATGAAAAAGTTGGCCGACTTGACGCGGGAGCGAATTATACGATACTCGGGCGGTACGAGGCCGAAAGGCAAGAAGGCCGTGGCGGAAGGGTCTAGTCCTCCCGCTGAAAGACGAGCTGCCGCTATTGGTGCAGAGGTAACTAGTCTTGGAGACGTCATCAGAGCCAGAAGGCGCAAACGCGCCACTGCTGCTTGATGGGAGAACTTAAATGCCACAGTTTACCTGGACCTTCGATGCCCCAACAGGCACCTACAAGAACCACACCCTTGCCCAGAAGCTATACGAGGCCGCTGTCGAAAACTCGGTCTTTGTCGACCATGTCAGGACAGTCGACGGCTACGGACGGAACAAGGGCGAGTCAGTTACCCTTACGAGGGTCCAGAATATCACGGAGCCAGTCTCCGCCGACCTCGAGGAGACGACCCGTATCCCTGAGGACGAGTTCAACCTCTCCACCAAAGTGATCACCGTCAAGGAGATCGGCCGGGCAGTTCCCTTTACCAGCCTCTCCCAGGATCTTTCCCACTTCGACACTGAAAATCCAATCCAGCGAAAGCTCAGGGACCAGATGCGTCTGGTCCTGGACACCAAGGCCGCTGTGGCCTTCAAGAAGGCCAGCGTCAAGTACGTGCCTACGGGAGCGGCTACCAACAACATCACTACCAACGGCACCCCCGGCGCAGCGGCTACGGCCAACTGGAACGTCTTCCACGTCGAGGAAATCAGAGACTATATGTTCGACACTATCCAGGTCCCACCACTCGAGGGCGACGACTATCTGGCTATTGTCAGAACCCTCGGCCTCCGTGGCATCAAGCGTGATGCGAAGTGGGAGGAGTGGCACAAATACGAGGATGCCCAAGCCAAGTACAATGGCGAAGTGGGCCGGATCGAAGGTATCCGCTTCATCGAGACCAACCATGCCCGCGCCCTGGGCAAGATCGGTACAGGTTCGGTGCTAGGCGAAGGCGTCGTCTTTGGCGAGGATGGCATCGCGCTTGCTGAGGCGATGACGCCCGAACTGAGAGCCGCCATCCCTGGCGACTTTGGACGCTCCAAGGCAGTTGCCTGGTACGGCATTCTGGAGTTCGACATCATCTGGGATACGGGTAACCCTGGCGAAGCCAGGATAGTGCACGTCTCCAGCACCTAAGGAGCCTGAGATGTACGACCATCAGAAGATGGATATCCAGATTGTAGCTGGTATCGGCATCGAGACAGCTCTCGACCCTATCCCTACGGCTCAGTGGTATCCTGGCTATCAACCCCTCTTGGTCAGGGCGGTATGGGCAGTTATCACGGCAGTAAACACTGTCGCCCCAACAATCCTGACTTTCAAGTGGAGGCCCACTCCGGGATCGGCTACAGGCGAGGTCGTCCTGGGTGCCCTGACCATACCTATCAACGCGGCCATCGGCAACGTCTACTACGAGAAGGTCGCGGTGGAGCCGGTGAAGTGCACCCCTGGAGGCGTCATCGTCGTCTCTACGGATGGCGGTGGCACTGTAGGCAACGCCACCCTTGGTGTCTTCGCTGAGCATAGCTGGGAAATCCCGGCTAACAACCCGCGTATGATCGCTGCCTAATGCCATTCTCCCTCAAGACCCACATACCCAAGAGGGGCGCTGACGGCGAGAGCAAGATTGCCCGCTATGTGCCCTATACACGCATCCGGGGAGAGGGAGCAGATGGCCCCCTCTTCATCCAGGGCGGCTACTTCTACACCGAGGGAGGTCAGCATATCAAGGCGGCTGACCTTCCGGATTGGGTAGAGGACGAGGTCGCCAAGCTGACCCCTGCCGCCAAGAGAGAGTGCGGCCTGGAGAAGTAAATGGCCCTAGGCGTAGTCACAACCCAGCCCCAGCAGGGGGTTTGGGTAGCTGAATGGGCGGCCCTTGCTAACGCTGAGTCTGGCAATGCTGCTTCTATACCAGTAGAAGCAACTACCCGCTCAGTGCAAGTCAGTGGCACCTTTGGCGCTGGCGGTGCTGTTGCCATCGAAGGCTCTAACGACGGCGTTACTTGGGCTCCCCTGTCCAACACGTTCGTCGCTACTGCTCTCAGTATCACTGCAGCAGCTATATCCGATATTGCGCAGAATACGCGCTTTATCAGGCCTCGAGTGACAGCCGGTGACGGAACTACCAATCTGAAGATCACCCTCGTAGCGGTATAATGCCCCTATCCAATGCCCGAGAACTTAAGGAAGATGTCCTGTTCCGAGCCTCTGAGCCCCTAAGTGGGTCTGGCTGGAACGGTAAGGCTATGGATTACATAAATAGGGTCTACCGTACCCTATCAACTGGGGCCTCTGAGTTCCTTCCTGAGTACGTTGAAGACTGGTGGTGGATGCGTCAGGACGCCACCCTTCTCCTTGAGCCGGTCTACTCAACTGGCACTATCGCGGT